CCTTATCAACTATGAAGCCAAGAACACCTACTACAGAATCTCAGATGACTACAAGCAGGTCTTATGTATTAGTGGTGAGTTGAAAGGTCGCCTTCAGGATCTTTAAACAGCTCGGAAGCTAATAGAGGATCCGAAATTATTTTCTGAACTAGTTTATTCAATCTCGGGTCTACGATTGAAACCCACTGACGCTCCAACCATTGATTATGATGATCTACAAGAGGGAGACTATATTATGTGTGAGGGGGACACATATATATTCAAACTCGCAGACGATAACAATGTTCCTAGAAACATGGATCAAACATGCCCATTCAAAACTATACCAGCTCCAGGTCAAATCAGGCAATTAGGCGATGTGAGATTGAACGGATCCGAGGCCAAATTAAAACGTCATGAGTTCAAAGATTACTAAAAAGTTTCTAGAAAAATTATGGCTGATCCTGCACTTAATGTAATTTACGCACCCATGGGAACAGGAAAATCAACTTACTTACTGCTGATCTTAGCCTATCTTTCAAACAAGAACGTAGCATTAGTAGCTCCTAACAGAGAAGTTGCAAACGGTCTCTATGAGAGCTTGAAGGGAACAGTTAACGCGATGTTGGAAACTAAAGAATATAAAGCAATTGCTCAAGATTTTAAAGATAGCATCGGGTTTAAAATAGATGGGGTAAAGGTTGAAAAGAGAATAACTGTCATGACTCCCGCCTATGTAGAACCAGCAAATCAATATACCTGGACAGTCTTTGATGAATTCCAAACTATACGTCACTACAACAAATCTTATATTGAAGATGTCCAGAATCATTGCAATTTGATCTTAATGTCTGCTACCCCATTTGTTCCCTTGTTAGACGCTTTAATTCAAAAAGGATGTTTGAAAGAAAAGAAACATATAATCTCACTACCCAGCAAAAGAGAGAAGAAGAGATGGATAGTATTCGGAGGGGCAAAACCTATACCTGAAGCCATGCCTAACAGAAGTGTGGTTTTCTCAACAAAGAAACCGAACTTAGAATCCGATAGATGCCCTAACTACGTAGGTTTGAGAGACAGCTTAATCGACAAGGCCAAGGATCACTTCTGGGTACACCCTACAAAAGTTTACGCTTGGAATCCTGGAAAAGACTTGAAGTACGGAGTTATTAGTTTTAAGAGACCTATATGTGTCCCAGCCGCCATGTAAGGTCAACTATAACTCATTTCAGGGTTCGTCCCATCAGATTAATAATGTTTCCAAGCAATAGGTCGTCTTTCTCGATCTGTAGACGGGCCTGGATTGCTCTTCACTCCTACCATGGCTTCCTACTGTAATCTGAGATTCTAACTTCCAAAACTCTAATAAAATCGAAACTTCCCTAACTTCTTCTAAGCATACACCGGCATGACTACTCCAGTCCCAGTAGTAGCTTAATTTGCTCCCAGAATGCAAGGATGGATTTACAAACTCTAAAAAGGAAATCTAATCGACGGACAGGGAAGATAATATAAAGTACTTAATGTGCCAGGGCCCGAAATCAAAGCATGTGCCGGCTTAATCAGAATCGGTACTGATTATCAGGCAGTTTACTTCTACAGAAATGCCGTAGGAGCCAGCGAATTTATCCCATCCCCTCAAGGTGACGGGATCATAGATCGAACGACACAATAGAAAACTCGCCACCCTACTACAGATGTTCCTGGTCCATTCTAAGTATTTAACATTTTCAAAGCTGTCTCAAATTATTTTACCATGCTTGTAGCTAAATAGAACTTTGGTTTCAATCCCAGAGCTTTAGCTAGAAAAATATTTGATGATAGCCACGGCATAAAGAGAACTCCCATAACTTGGCATAATATAAGCTACGCAATTAACTCATTCCTCCATTCCATGACATAATTTGTAGATGTGCTCGATAATTTAACTGCAGATGCCCCTCTTAATCTTAGAGATTTTAAAGTGTCCCAAGATCCTTATGAGCCTGGAATTAGTACTAAAGATACTAAAGGGAAAATGTTCTCGATCTTACCTTGTCCAGTCTATTCAGACGGAATTGGATTCAAACACCCGCATTTCTATTTGAGGATAAACCACCAAGACTACTTCATATATCTTAATTCAAAGTTGATCTAAATAATTAAACGAAAAAGAAATGCTTTCATTGCGCCTCCCATTGACATCCAAAGAATCCTCTGGTCTGATAACTGTATGGACTTCAGCAACTGGGCAGGAGACCTATATATCGGGAAAGCAATTTTGGTTGATATACCAAGAACCCCTTTCAAAGACTTTAGCCTTACTCAAATAATGGATGTACTTGTCCCAGAATCAGATTATGTCCAGGGATGGTTTGACTATAAAAAATAATTCCCTCAACTAACACTTAAGACTTACGCATAAGTAATGCTTGAAGACAACAGAGTCATCAATCCCTTAACAATCTGTTTTCAACCCTACCACTCAAGCCCAAAATCAGAACTAGAAATCAACGGAAGAACTCTTCATTGCGGGATGTGTTATATGGCCAGTATCTTATAATAAAAAACATACCATCCATATATTCCATTAAGGGATTATATTCACGAAGCAATGGATACTAAAAAGTTTAAGGCCCGTATATAGAAAATATTCAAGGAAAAGAGAGATGCAAAAGGGGTTAAATCTGGAAAACTTGACATCAAACTCCCTCTAACATTAGTTGATGCTGACTTATTTGAATAAAGAGCTGGTTAGTTCAAATAAGTCCCTATTTCACCAGAAAATTTTGTAGCCAACATCCAAACCAATAAAGTCATTGTTGATTTCTAGAACAAAACGTTTGCGAGGACGACAGTTAACGCTTGTAAATGTGCCGGAACTCGTACAAGCAAGGCTAATATTTTTGATTTCCTTCTCTATGAAATGAAAATTTCCTCTTGCACTTAATGTTTAGATTAAGATACAATTAGGGAAATCAAGAATAGAAGATAGTTCAACAACAGTCCCATAGCTTTCTTCCGAGATATTTACAGGATCTTCTCAGGTAGTGTTTAGAAAGAGCAAGCTACTGAAACCTGGATAGCCAGTTGGTTCAAAGATGTCTGGGAAAAATCTAGAAATAGATAGCATACTGAATCCTTGTTAAGGTCTGTAATTCATTGGTCAGATCAAAGAGCTCTTAAATTACATATTGCTTTCAATGAAAAATATCCAGATCGTCCAGCCACCTTAATAGATAGCCTCAGGAGACTAGGAACTTACTTTAACAGGGCTGCAGGATATTTATGCAGATTATCATTGAGAACTCTTTTGTGTTGTGCTAAAGATTACGAAAACACTTCTGAATAATTATTATTTGATATCGACCCAGTAGTTGAAGAAGAAGAAAGAGATAAGATGGTTTCAAGGGCCAATCTTGTTGAAATACTCCACGGCACAAGGCTATATATTACATAACGTCCAATCAATATGCCAATTCAAAACGAAATGCGTGTCAATAACTGTATAACTATGAATCTACCAGATCCAGGAAAACTCTAGTAGGTTACTTTTAATAAAGGGGCTGCTATGACTCAACCAGTTCTATCTGTTAACTCCACTGGACATATTGTAGCTGAAGCATGTAGAGCTGGGTTCACTTATGATATAATGGAATCATATGGGAGACAAGCATGTCTAGCAATCGGATGCAGAAAATTCGGATCCAACAAGCCAGTAGTGATGGTTAATGAGAGTTACTCAGAAACTTTTAAGTGTGTTCAAAACGATCACTCTATAGGAATCCGAGCCAGGCTAACTTATGGTGAATAAAAGATCTTAATGGATACATACAGAAAACACGACATGCAACCAACATGGATTTACGTTCGGGATAGTATGCACGATCCTTTGTCCTTACAGGCTCTTTTTGATCTATTTAAATTGGATAGAAAACTGAAATCCCTATAAATTATGTCCTTTATTACTTTGGTCAATGCTCGAACTTTAGGACAGTGCTCTTCTGGATCTTATGCTATTTCTCCTTCATCGATCAAGGGTTGGAATAAACTGTCAATGAGTTTGGGAGGAGAACAGATGCATACATAAATTCTTCCTACAGCTTATTAGATGTACAGACTTGCAAACCTAAATGGACTCACTCTCATCCCACGAGTAAACTGGTATTCTACCAATCTGGTATATGCCAGGATGACTTTCTCAAAAGCTAGCGACACCCCTTATGGAACAGAATATGCAAAATTGAATCATTTTGGAGGAGTTGTCTATGACTTCAGAACCGGCTAATGTCATAGACAAATATCAGATTCAATACGATATGCTAGCTAGTCCTACAAAAACCCTCTATCAAGAAATAAAATTTTAAATGGAGGCTTCTAAGATAATTTCAACACTTGTTACATAAGAACTGTCTAAGAACCTCTTGTTCCAACTACATGCATCCGAAAAGTACTTCTCAATCTCAACATGAAGGATTAACGCGTTTCTTCCATGAATCCTAAGAGGCGCCAACGATTGTTTTCGGGTTACAACCAGCAAAGCAATTGGGATCTCTTTAAGCGATATATTGGTTTGAGGCAATCCATTCTTTACAAGCTCAAGAACTGTTTCTCTAATCGAAGACGTATTTAGGTGCCAGCCCCTATCGACGTCTCTGAGAACAATTGCTTCCTCAAATTCACTTACAAATTTGGTTAATCATTCCGAACAGGCTAAATAACTCCAATGCACTACGGACTCCATCTTATCAGAGGACCCGGTATCATACATCATGCAGTACTTGAGCACGAAATTCTCCCTCTTGGTGCTTTCAGGACTGTTATTGATAACACCTTTGATGGTTAAACTTTAGCTGGAGTTACAAAACGAAAATTGAGAAGACTCCTTTAACTTTTCCCTTACGAATTCAAACCTCTCACGACAAAAGCAGCAATTTAAGCGAATGAGCCTAATTTTTTAGGAGACAGCTGGAGTAATACGTTTAATGCCCCTAGGAGTTATCATTTAGATGAAAAGAGATGGAATTAACTCTTAGAAGGAGGTTATAACTCCACTGTTCTTAAAAAATTCTAAATAGTTCTTGGCTCTACCAGGTATAATTTAGGTTAATTACCCGACTATAGAAGCGCAACCCAGTTTTGTAGCTGCACTGTAAAGAAATAAACTCTTCTTGAAATCCATTCAACGGACGGAAGATATCGACTTACTCAAGGGTGTATGTAGGGGTGTACACTCAACATGATATATTCTATAGTTGGGCGACAATGTGGGGCTAAAGTTTCGATAGATAAAGCAATAGGGAAGCAATTCGAAGTTTTTACTGAGTGGTTTATAGAAGAACTTCTTATGTAAATGAAAGGGAAAAATTTTGAAGTTGTGTACAACAAATAAACTTAAGATTAATATTTAGAACATGTACGGTAAAAAGATCCTTTTAAAGCAAGAAAATATAGAGAGAACTTCAACAAACCTTTGGACCGCAGGGACAAGTTCAAAATGTTTGTAAAAACGGGATAAAATCATACTCTATGGACTGATACATACTTAGGGATTGACAACAAAACTGACACTAAGCCGCGGCTCATTTGTTGCCCAAACTTTACTGTACGAGGGAGAATAGGGATGGTCTCCTACAATGTTTTAAAATATTTCAAACAGAATTATGAGTAGTTTTTCCTCGCTAAAACTTATGATGACATAGTGGATGAATTCACTTTCATGAACGAATATCCCCATACGTACTAGTCAGATTTCAGTCAGTACGATTCTACCAACAATTTCTTTTTACGTACGTGTGTGGACGAACGCTTCTTCAGTCTTCTACTTTAGGACAAACTTGTTCACCTCAAAGGAATTAGCGACGAAACAGATGCTTATTTTCTTTCCAATGTTAATGCTAAGTTCGATATAGATTGCAGAGGAATGCGAGGAAGGGGTGAAATATTTGGGACTACTTATAGCGGTCACCCCACAGCTACTACTCTAATGGGGACTTTTAGGAATTACTTATATCATTGCTTCACTTTCTTCAGACATCCATAAATCCTCAATATCAGATTTATAGATAAAAATTATGATGATTTGGATGGCAATCCTGTTTTAGTTCCTTAAAACTTCCAATAATTTAAAACGAAAATCCGTAAGCACTGTAAAATGCGATTCGCAGGCGATGATACAGGGATTTGTTTCAAAACGAGATAGGATGCAGTTTATTTCTCCAGATGTATGACTTAGCTCTGTGCCCCTAGGAATTAAGTTAGGACTCACGGTCTTGGTTTGCTACTTAAAGGTAGTAAGATCGATTTCCAACGCATCAACATGCTTTCACGTAAAATCTGCATGTATCAAGGTTAACCAATCCTTGTTCGATAACTATAGAAAACAGTTCTCACTAATTCAACTTGCTCTCCGAGGCTCGATTTTGATCAAGGGAACTATTTAGCAAGTCTCAGTTTGTTGTCTTTCTCCAATGATCCACTATCAAATCGGATAGCAGCCATCCGATTAGATATGGTTTAATAATAACCCGTTAGAGACCAAACTTTCCAAAATGAGTTCATGAGATAACGCCTTTATAAGCTAGGATCGAGTAAATAAGTGACCTTGGAGCAGTTGGCTTTTGCATACAAAATACCGGTCACCAACCTTAGCAACTTCATATAGTCCATTACTTATGATAAGACTCGAAAGATACTTCATATGGACTTGTCGTACCTTTAAAAACCCAAACTATCGTTATAGAAATATGGGCTTGGATTCCACTCTTTTAATTTTAGAAGAGTAGTTTATTAACTGGATGAGGGTTACACTAGAGCTCTACAAGGAGATGGTAACCTAATTCTTGCAGTTAGTAGATAGGCCAGCAAAAGGCAAAAGTGGACATCGAAGATCAAGAAAAATCCAATATTCTCTGTCCTAAAGAAAGCATTCGACAGAGACCTCGGAAGACGTCTGAGAGAAACACGCCGATAGGATAACCAATATTACTATAACAAAATTAACAAAATTCTTATTGACTAAAGGACGACTAAAAGACAAATAAACCTCTAACTTCTCAAGAGTGGATTAGAACCGAACCCTGGACCCGTTCGATTCTCATCCTCTCTTACTTTCGAATCTACATAAATTTGTCTTATCTAAAAGTAGTAAAAACCTCCGCATTATATAATAGACTTCACCTTTCATTACCAAGGCCTTACTTCGTACTTAACGCTGCTACACTTTTAATTATTTTTGCTATTTGAGTTTTTTCTTAACGTAGAGCATTTGTCCAGAAATGGAGCCATGATCAGCAAAAAGCTGATACGTTAAGTTTTATCAAATAACAGTTGAAGTAGTAAGCTAAAACAAAATAGATAGCCTTGAAGCCTGACGAAGCTAGGATGACTCTAAAAGAGTTTACCGCACTGGCGGGACCCTCAACTCAGAACAAAAGTTGAGTATAAAAACCTCTAAACTAGAGAGAG